AGGCATTATTAACAAAAGAAGATTTGCTACACCTCAACAAGAGATGGCTTATCATAAAAACAAATTTAGAAGACTTCCTAAAGCACCACCTCGCCCACGTGATGTAAGACAAAACCCACGACAAGGCAAATGGTCTGTTAAAATTTATGATGATGATTTTATATTTTACAAGGAAATTAGATTAAAACCAGGTAGAAGTGGTGATGTTGATAGTATTATGGAAGCAGTAATGTCTCGTATGGCTAATTCTTACGGTGCAGTAATATTTAGATGGTATCTTAACGGCAGAATATCTCACGTTACTGAATATTAAGATTAAACTATATAGCCTCCCTCCCAATATCTAGGCTATGCCATACTCAAAGAGCAACAAACCACCGCATTATATTTTTGCTATTTCTAATAGCTTTGAGAAAGAGTGGACTACATTCTGTTCAGAAGCTAACAAAGAACAAAAACCTATATCGGAGCATTTGAGGAATGTCATCAAAAAGCACAACAAGGCTGACTCTCGTTAGTCTTACTAATACAGGCCCTTTAAAGCGCATAGAACGCCATTTGTATTGGATTGCTATTATTGCTAAGGTAATAGTATTCCTGATGTTTATTTTGCTGCTATTGCAGATACCTACAGGAGGTGAAAACTTAATATGACTAACAAAAACAATCACATATGGTTAGCCATTACTTGTAATTTATGTGGTAAAAGAGGCTCATGGGTTAATGAATCTTCAGGAAAACACTATTGTTTACAATGCATGGAGGATGTTGCATTCAAATGACATCCCGAAAATATACCGTTCAAGATAAAGAAGAAGCCTTTGTACTTTACAGTCAAGCATGGAGTTATGGAGACATTGCTAAAGAAATGAATAAAAGATATGAAGGAGAAGATTATAAGCTTTCTAAATCAACTGTACACTCTTGGGCTAAAGAGGGAGAGTGGGATGAAAGAAAAGAGAAAGTTCTTAAGGAAGTACGAAACGTTACAGAACGTAAGGCTACTACTTCCATCACTCGTGCAATTAAATTAGGAACTAAATTACAAGAGCTATTCAGTACTCAATTAAACGATGGAATGGACATAAGGCCAGGAGAAGCTTATGCGTGGACAATGAAGATGATTGAATTAGAAGGAGCTGTAGATGCTAGAAACGTTTTGATTGATGAAGTTGCTGAATTAGTATCAGATGCAATGGATAAGGCAGGTATAGAAAAACAGAAACAAGCTGCCTTTGCTCAACATTATACTGAGATGATTAGAGATATGCAGGAAGACTCTAATGGCTGATGCTACAGACCATAAAGATTTCATAACATCTTTTGCTAAACATCTAAACCCAGGAAAGATACCGTTCTTAGAATTTGCTAATGAGGCCATGATGGAGTACATGTCACATGAGCCAGATGAGTACCATCCGCTTGCTGACATGCATAATTACTGGCATGAAACGCTTAGTAACAACGAAAGAGTAGCGATTATTTGTGCAAGAGGACACTTAAAGACATCATTTAGCCTGACTTATTTGCTATGGCAGATGTATAGTACACCTAATTTCAAAGCATTATACATTGGAAATACATTTTCTCAGGTAGTTGATAAGCTTAGTCAGTTTGAAGAATTGTGTAGGAGAAGCTGGCGTACAGCTCCATTAGTTCCATCAAAAGAAAACACACGAAACAATAGTGTTCGTTGGAATATGACTCAGAAAACATTTGCCAACAACTCAAATGTAAGAGGGGGAGTAATGGGAGGAGCTTTAGAAGGACCTCACGTTCACTTAATAATTTTAGATGACGTTTTAGAAGAGTTTCCTAGAATGAGAGATGATAAACTTATTGGATTTCTTAACCGTGTTATTCTACCAATGCGTTTACCTAAAGCCCAGATAATGTTAATAGGTACACAAAAACGACCAGAAGATATTACTGCTTATGTAAAAGAGAATCCTTATTGGAATTGTATTTGGCATCCTGCGTTAAAGGATGATGGAAGTCCAAGATGGCCTGAGTACTGGACAGTTGAAAGATTAGAAGAAGAAAGATTGGCAATGGGTTCAAGAGCTTTTGAATCTGAATATATGCTAAATCCTATTGACCCAGACAGTGCAGTTATTCCTTGGAGTGTTATCGAACCATGCCTAAATAACGACCTTGAAATGTTTTCTGGACCAATAAATGGGTGGGTTACGGTCATGGGAGTGGACTTAGCAGTAGGTTTTGACACCCAACATGACGAAACTGCATACTGTGTTTTGGCCTATAACCCTAAAACTGAGCAGCGTAAAGTTCTACATCAGTGGAGTGGAAAGATACAAGGAGAAGGTGCAAGCTGGTTAAATGAACAGATAACTAACATATCAAAAATAGCCAGTATATACAATCCAGAAAAGATAATGATTGAAAGTAATGGATTTCAAAGGCTTGTTGCACATGCTGCTAGAGATGTTGAGAAGTTACCAATAGCTACACACCATACAGGAAATGAACGTAACCACGCACAGATTGGTATTCCTGGGATTGCTGTAGCAATGGAAAAAGGATTATACGAAATACCCTTTGGTGAAACTGCAAAAGAAAACACTAGGCCAGGAACTCGTGACTTAGTAAAAGGACTAACTCAATTGATGTGGGATGGTAAAGGAAGGCTAGAAGGACATGTCGCAGATACGGTAATCTCCCTTTGGATGTGCGAATTAGCGATAGAAGAAAGGGAACGCAAAAAGTTAAATATGACCAATTGGGATTGGTTGTGATGGGAATACTAGATAGATTCTTCAACAGACCGAAAAAAGCAAAGTCAGGATTGCAGAAATATCTTGATAGTAATACAAACTCGCTGCTCAAAGAAGCTCGTACACCAGTTTATGATGCAGCGGCAGCGTCTTCATATCAGCAAGGAAACCAACTGATTGAACCTCCATTTGACCAACATTACGTAGAATATCTTGCTGATAATTATTCCCATCTTCGTACTGTTATACAAAAAATAGCAGCCCAAGTAGTTGCTAAAGGTTGGGAAATACAACCAGTAGATGATAAAGAAAACAAGTCCGAAGACCAAAAGGATGCCATAAATGCCCTATTAACGGACCCCTCAAAAGGTTCAGCAGACATAAATGGCTCTGAAATCATTAAAGCAATGGTTAGACAACTAGAGATTTTTGATGATGTTTGGATATCTATTCTATATGAAAGAGTAGTTAGTGAGAGTGGGGAGACTGTTGGTAAAAGAGTTAAGGAACTTTGGATTGAAGATACTAAGAAAATGCGTTACAACACTGACCGATTTGGTCGGTTTCAAGACGTTGATAGGTTCTGTCCTTTATGTAGAAATGCTACTGGAACAGCAAAACATTGCGAAAACTCAGGGTGTAACGATGCACAGACTGCCTTAATTGCATATACTTTCCAAGATAATGAGGGAGATATCTATTTTGCAAGAGATGAAATTATTCACTTTAACAAGTATTCTTCTTATGCTAGACTATATGGTAATCCACCAATTCTGGCTTTAGGAAAGAAAATAGAAACAGCTCTGGCTGTGGAAGCTTATCAGAATAAAGTCTATTTATTAGAAAGACCACCTAAAGGATTCTTAGATATTCCAGGCCACAATGAAGATTCATTAACTAGATTAGGAGAATATATTGCAGAGGAAACTGCACGTAATCCTAACTTTATTCCGATTATATCTTCAGGAGAAGGTAAGTCTGGGGCCAATTTTGTTACCGTTATGCCAGACCAAACAGAAATGGGAATGCTTCCATACATAGAAAAAATCAATAATGACATCAATGCTTCATACGGAGTTATGCCATTAGCTGTGGGAGATACTGCTGGAATCGGTGGATTAAATTCAGAAGGTGAACAAATAACTATGATGGACAGAACTATCATAGAAACACAGGCAGTAATAGAAGAAGGATTTTTCAAACCACTATTAAAATTAATGAATGTAAAAGACTGGGAAGTCAAGTTTACCCCTATTAACGAAGACAACGAGCAAATGGAATTAGCTAATTTAACACAAAAGCTAGAAATAATTAGAGGATTCCAAGAACTTGGCATTGACATTGACATGGATGAAAATGCAGAATTGATATTACCAGATGATGGAATTAAGGAGGAGTTAGAACGAGAAAGGGAAGAACAAGACGAGTTTCAGGAGGGCGAGGAGCAGGAAGAATCGACAGATACATCTCAGCCCTCAGAACCGCCATCCGTAAAACCTTAAAGGATGAACTTCGTCGATTAAAAAGAGCAAAAGACTGGGAAGACCTCAGAGCCAGAAAGAATATGCTCATGATAAGATTGCCTAAAATCTTAAAAAATGAGTTAGGTAGATACATCATTAGAGCTTTCAAGTACACATATAAGGTAGAAAATCGTCAATTTAAGAAGTCTACTGGTGCTGTTGGCATTGATTTAGACTATGATGCTTCTAATTTATTGAGACAATTACATGATGGAATCTTACGTACAGACTCTTTCTATCATCAATTTACTGGAGATTTAGGTACTGAATTAGATAAAGTATTGGCAGAAGCATACATTGAAGACACTAATTTAGATGCTATGGTAGACAGAATTACAGTAGTAATGCAACGCAAAATTAACTTATCCATAGGTAGAGCTACTCGAATAGCAAGAACTGAGTTGATTCATGTATCTAATGAAGCTCGATTAAAAGTGTACCAACAAAGGATGGCCGAGACTGGAGAAGAATATAAATTTACTTTATCTGTAGCTAGAGGAAATAGAACTTGTGATGCACACAAAGAACTTGCAAGGAAAATACCTAAAGCAGGACTCCCACTATCAGAATTGATGGATTTACAAATGAAAGTCGGTCATAAACATTATGGTCCAAAATGGAATCTTCAAGGTCATGCAATGATGCATCCAAATCAAAGAACCGTATTAGTGAGGCAAGTATGAGTAGAATGCCAGACCACATAAAGATAACAGTTTGTAATGCCAAATACGGCCATCACGGAAATGGTAAAAAGGAGAAAAATGAGTAGTTGTAAAAAATGTAGAGCTGGAGCTATGCGTGTACATATTCTAAGTAATGGATTTTGTCAAGAATGTAACGAAAGTATGGCTTGGAAAAACGGAGACCGAGAAGCACGTAAACAAGCAAACAAAGCTAGAAGAATAGCGATGTATGAAAAAGGCAAAGAATATATTAAAAAGAAATGGAAAGATAAATACGGTGACGACGAACCTGAAACTGTATTGGGATATAAGTAATGGCTATCGTTGTCAAAGGTTTAACAGAATTGACTGCTAGAATAGAGTCGACAAAGAAAACAATTCCAGATAAACTAGATTTAGCAATGAACGATACCGCAGATGCAATACTCTTAGAGGCTTTACGATTAGTTCCTGTTGCTTCAAGCACTTTAAAACAAAGTATCAAACATGATTTATCAGAAAGATTACGTAAAATAATATTTGCAAATGCTGATTACGCTTATAAAATAGAATTTGGAGAGCCGATAGGTGGAAATCCTAAAACACAAAACCACCCTAAACGTGCAACTCCTACAGGACCAAGACCTTTCATGCGCCCTGCTTTTGACACACAATCTAAAAGATTAAAAGAGTTTTACGATAGACGGAAATAATGCGTCAAAGACATTTACAATGTCCAGAAAGAAAATTGCACACTCTTTGCGGACACCGATGTACAGTACAAGAATATAGAAAAATAAGTAACAATATCAACACTTTAACGTGTAAACGGTGCAAACTCATGCTCGTTAAGGGTAAATTCCCGACAGAGGCTATATAACCCCAGCCCCCTATGCTAATTTGCCTTGGGGTAAAAACAAGGTAGAGACAAATGCAAAAAAACAAGGTAAAAAAATGAGTTTAGTCGGTGCAGGAAACTGGTGG